CTCATACCCAGCACCTGGGTTGGTGATGGTCAGGGCGGTGAAGGCTGCGCCGGCGATCGTGGCACTGAGGATGGCGTTGACTGCATTCGCGTCGCCGAACAGCCCTGACGGGATCGACATATCCCCAATGTTCTGGAACGTCGTGGTGACGCCAGCCTTCTTGATAACGAAGTGCACCGCAGTGCCGCCGGCTGGCTTGATAAAGTAAATCCCGTTTGCGGCCGTCAGCGGAGAAACCGTGTCGAACAGACCCCAGTAAATGTTCGTGTCATTCGCGTTGAGGACTGTGCGGGGGTAGGCCAACCTGGTATCGCACCAGGTCTGGTTCTGCAGCATGACCTGGAAACCAGTGCCGCCACGGGCCAGGAACATTGTGTCGGTCGCGCTGGCCGAGGTAGCGATCTTAACCGCTCCGCCGATCTGGCCGAACGAAGCCACAGTCCCGGCGACGGCTGTGGTGAGAGTGTAGTCGGAAGCGCGGTACGGAATGAAGTCTTCCGTTACTACAACCTGCACTGGGGTTGGGACAACGGGGAAGGTGGAGAGGGCGTGACGCGGGGTGAAGGTGGTCAGACCTTGGGGAAAGCGTACTGGACGAGTGGGCATTTGAAACTCCTGGGGCGTTCAATGAACGAGGCGGGATGCCTCGCCCTGGGGGTTGCGGAGTGTTACCTCCGCGATGGCTGGGCGTTTTACGGCCCGTTGGAACCGGCGATAGCGCGGGGGTCGGTACACCCGATGGAGAACCGCATGTACGTCGCGGCCTTGGCGTTCTTCGTGTCGAAGTCGTTGTCCATGTCGAACTCGGGCTTGTCGCGCCAGAAGAACTGGAGACCGTTCATCGCATTGGTTCTGACGAACCAGGCGTGTGGGGCGGTGAAGTAGTGGTTCAACCGGATGCCCTTGGGGAAGGCATTCGTGGCTTTCAGCGCGTTGATAGCGTTGTTGGCCGTGTCGTTCTGCAGCACGGACTTCAGAATCCGGTTTGCGTTATACCACTCCTGCCGCGGCACGTGCAGCGACATCGGCATGAAGTTCACGAGGAGACCGCGATCGGTCTGGAACCCCATGATCTGGATGCAGATGTCTTCCAGCGCCGCCTCGGACAGGTCGGCTGCCGGGGAGAGTGCGTTGGAGAAGGAACCGCCAGTTGTGAACGGGTGCGCGGTGGAGATCAGGGGTTGGCCGTCTGCCAGGGTGTAGGCGGGATTGAACGCGCGGTTGTAGAAACCCGTTGCCACGTTCTCGATCGTCTGGACCATGGAGAAAGCATTCGCCTTGGCTCGCCGCATCGAGATGGCTTCGTAGAGGTTATCCCGAAGCTCCTCATACGTGACGATGTAGCCCAGGGCGTATGCAACGTGGACGTACCGGGTTACTGGGCCCTGCACTTCCGAGTCATACGCCATCGGGGCGCCTTCTGCCTTGACCTGCGCCAAGCCGAAGCCGGTGATCTGGACGTCTTCCTCATACGCCATTCCCGACTCGTCGATGTCGAACAAGTCCGGGTACTCCGGGGGATGTTCGTTGAAGATCTGGCCCCAGAAGGCGTGGACGCCTGGCCAGAGTGCTTTCGGGTGTGAACCTGTGTTAATGAGACCGCCAGCCATAATAGGCTCCTTTTAAGTTGAAAGTTCGTCAATAAAACTATTAGCAAAATCTACAGAGGGAGTAGCCATGTGCGCGTGCGTACTTGCTACTTCCAGGTAAGCTGCTAATCGCCGTAAGCGTTCGGGACTGTCGTCGACAGAACCTAGAGCATTGTTACAACGATCACACAGCAAACCTCTGACAAACCCTGTACGGTGACAGTGATCGACGGACAAGCTTCTGACCGCGCCTCCCCGACCCATACGAGTTTCCCCTCTTCGGCAGACAGCACAACGACCTTCTTGTTTTTCCAGAAGTGCCTGATACTGAACGGCTGTAAGGCCGTATCGGTACTTGCGCTGCGCCGCGACATTGCCGCTCATATCAATAACCGAGCGTGCCGCCCGAGAAGTCGTGATTGTTGATCGTCACGAGGAGCTTCTGGTACGCCGTATACGGGACGTTGTCCTGGCGCTGAACCGACTGCAACACCTTCACATTGAGGGTGGCTGTAGTGGCGTAGCTGCCGGAGTTCAGCGTGAAGCCCGAAACGACGACACCAGTTGCCGGGTTGGCGACAGTGATGTTGGCGTTCTTCGTCATCTGCGCTGCTTGGCCTGGAGTGGATGTGGTGTCCTCCTGGACTTCGAAAATCACATCCGGGTCGTCGCAGACGGCCACGTAGTAATTCACAGCCTGAGCGCCGGTCGGACGGAAGTTCTTTGTCAGGTCGTTCGGGTTGATGAAGGGGCCGCCTTGATACCCGTACGGCAGTGCGGTGCCAATTGCTGTGATCACACCGCGAACGGTGGCGCCAGCAGTGGCCCGCGTGACATACGCAATGCCATTGGCGTCGGCAAAGTTCGTCGCGTCGATCTTCACAACGTCGCCGACGTAGTAAGGATTCGTGTCCGTGGCGATGATGCCGTACAAGCGAGTCTGGCCGTTCCAGAAATTCGCGTTTCGATACATGACTGGGGACAACCCAGACGGTGCGTTAAGATTAGCCATTTAGCCTCTCCGTGAGTAAGTAGATTTCATGTTGACGGACTTGACATAGCGATTGCTGTTGTCACCGCCCGACTCCTGTTTGCCTTGCTTCATAGCGTCGTGCATTTGATCCACACGGGTCTGTGAAGCCTCTTGATCTGCCTCGAACCACTCATTACGGATCTTCATCAGATACGCTCGGAGGGGGGTTCCGTCTTCGTTTTTTCCTACAACGACGGAGACACGGGAGCCCATGTCACTCCCCACACCGAGGGACGAACCCGCGAGGTCGGAGGAGGTTACTACTACTTCTGACTGATCCACGAAGTCATAACCACCTTGCTGGGCTTGGAGTAACCGCCCGGCGTAGTCGTTGAGCCAGTGGGTATGGTGTCCTGGGATCTCGGGTGTGGCGAGCTTCGCCCTCGGGGCCGACATTGGGATGCGGCTGCGGGTGGCGATGACTTCGGCCAGCTTTTGTTCCCCGGAGTTAGCGGGGTTGAGGGCGGCTTCTTTACCAATTTCATCCGCGATAACGGTACCAGAACGATTACCAAAGGTCGTGACTTGCATAACTTAACTCCAATCGTAGTTGCTGACGTAGGACTTGCGCCATGCGTCGGCAGTGGGAAAGGCCTTGTTCGTCCCGACGAGCTTGGCGCCCATCCGGTCACAAGCGGCCTTGGCGTCGGCGGGGAGGTCGGAGTATCCTTTGCCGGAGCTGCGTCCCGTGGCCCTGGTGCCACCTTCGACCTTTGAAACTCCGTCGCTGTTCCCAAACCTCTTCTCGACCTCCGCCGCGACCTTGTCCAGAAACGGACGGCCTTCGGCGGTGGAGGAGGTAGCCCGGATGTACGACGCCATTGAGACAGCGTAAGCTTTCTTCGCCGGGTCAGCCAGCCACGCTGCGTTCTCCGTTTCCCACGCTGGATAATCCGGATGAACGGTAGGGACGGGGGCGGGAGGAACTGGGGCTGCCGCCGGGGCTTTCAGTGCCTTCGGCGCTTCCTTATTCAGATCCACCAGGGCGTCGTCAATCTTCATCACAGCAGCGTGGTCGCCATCTTCCAGCGCGACGAGCTTCTGCGCCCGAAGGTCCCGCACAGCAGAGTCGTAAGCCCGCTTCGCCGTCTCCTCGTGGTATCGACGAAACTCCCCCATCGCCTCGTTCGCGGTAGCCAGGGCGCCTTTCAGCGTCGTGACTTCCTGCCCGAGGTGTTCTACCGTGCCTTGGAGCTTCTCGTTGTTCTTGCGGAGGATTGGAAGGATTTCCTTCCCCCGCGTGACAAAGGTTTCTGCATCAGTCCACTTGGCGGGATCGCCGCGGAACTGGTCTTGCGGAATCCATCCGAGCTGTAGTGCTTCCTGTTCGACTTCCATGACTAGGTTCCTTCCTTCGTTATGACCATGAAGATGTCGGAGTCATTCACGACCCGATACTCCCGGTTGTCGCCAGGGCCAACGGCGGAGTAGCCGGCCCATTTTGAAAACAAGATGCGATCGCCAACCTTACACCTGGGTTGGGGTTCGCCCGACCAAGCACAAGGCCCGATCTCAACCACGACAGCTTTCTGCTCCGCGAGTTGATCCTTCTTCCGGGCCTCTTCCGGGATGATGATGCCGCCGGCGGACTTCCCTTCCACCATATACGGCTGGACAAGAACTGCACGCCCCACAGGCCGAAGGCCAGATTCATTTGACATCACAGACCTCCTTCACATCGTCCCACTCAAGACCAATGACGGATTCGTACGAAGCGATACGCCCGAGTACTTCCGCCTGACCGATATCATCCCGGAGGAATTCCCCCGCCGCCCATCTGTCCTTGACCGCCTCCACCTCCATGCGGAGGGCCAGCCTGACCACCCGCATTCCCGGGCTGTTGAGGAATTCCTGAAATTGTTCCTTGTCCATCTTTAGCTCCATCCATCAATATCTTAAGGTAGCCTTGGTAACTCTTGTCCATTGCTTCGGCAGCGTGGAGTTGAGCCTCAAAGGCCTTGACTTGCGAAGAGGCTTGCGCCGCTCCGATCGTAGAGACTATCTCTGCGATTTGTGCCTTGATGAGTTCGACCTCAGCAAGGTTGTGTTCACGATCCGCCTGGATCTGGATGACTTTTTCCATCAAGCGGGATTTGTCCGAAGCGGCCTTGCCCTGGAGCTTCATCTGTTCGAGGATGATCTTCGGGTGAGGGGTCGGCGGGACTTTGTCAGACCCAGGGAAGATCAGCTCAATCGACTCGACCTTCATTGCGCGGAGGAGGAGACGCTCGACAGCATCTTTGTTGTAGCCGGGAGTGGCTGCGGCGTTTTGCTTCAGCATCATGGCCTGCTGGACGCGGGCTGTGTCGGAGGCGAGGTGAGGG